ATAACAATAGACGTTGTGAGAATGTCACTCAGTTTGTCAATCAAATGATGATTTTGTTCAAGCTTGTGTACCGTGACAAAAGAGGAGAGGTTCTGAAGACCTTAGTCAAGCGAGCGTTGAAATTTTTTGACGTGAATCTATCATCTCGTAATGCGTCGAATGTACAATCGAAGGACTTTTCTGATATTGTTCAGACGATGAGAAGTGCTTTTGATGCAGGTGATGCCGTCAAGACAAATCCTCTATTTTTGAAATTGCGGGATTTGTTTTCGTACTTATTGACTCAAGGTATGCTCAGTTCATTAGGACTTTCCTTGTCCGAAGAAGATTTCTCGAAATCAAGCATTCGACACTATCAGTCGACATATTCTGGCAAGGTTGATTTGTGGTGGTGTGTTTTGGACACGACCATCACCATCCTTGAAAGAGTTGATGATTTCAGAAGGTCAGGAAGGTTCTCATCATTTGTCCATGGAAAGGATAAATATGAGGATTGGTTGAACAAAACTGATGAACTTTTGGCGCTTGCACCATTTACTGGTAATTTGAGTGCCCATGGTACAAATTCTTTCCAATTTTATTCTGACTTATGTCATCAAATTGAATTGGGAGATGCTATAGTCGCTCATACCAAGATGCTTACGAACTCCAACAACGCTTATATCGCCAAGAAGTTGCATGCGTTAAAACTTCTGAAAGCCAGTGAGATTACGCGAAAGGCTTCTCAACAAGAACGTAGCGCTCCTTATGGAGTTCTCGTTCACGGGAAGTCGAGCGTTGGCAAGTCTTCATTCACCCGTATGCTTTTTAAGTATTATGGCAAACTTATGAACCTGAACACTGGGGACGAGTTTTTGTATGCACGTTCGCCTACTGATGAGTTTTGGAGCGGATTTGACACTAGTAAGTGGTGCATTCGTTTGGACGATATTGCGTTTCTTGATCCGGTCAAGGCGCAGATGGATGGTACATTAGAATGTGTGCTGAATGTTATCAACAACGTTCCTTTCAATCCTCCACAAGCTGCTTTAGAAGAGAAAGGTCGCACACCAGTCCGAGCAGAGTTGGTCATAGCAACCACTAATCGAGCTGATTTGCATGCTGCGCAATACTTTTCTTGTCCTTTGGCCATTTTGAGACGTTTTCCGTTCATAGTCAGCGTAGAAGTCAAACCAGAGTATCGTCAAGATCCAATCAATGACGGGACTGGAACTGTTACTTCAACACCTTTTCTTGACCCCGAAAAGATCGG